TGGAAAACCATATCTATGCAGGAGACATCCGTCCGAAACACGGCCCGGGAGCGACGGCAGATAAATTGAGTGGAAACTCGAAATACCTGCTTAGCACCTGGACCGATCGGCTGGAAGAGATCTTCCCTGCGGGGGAGTTTCTCATTCCAAACTGGTCATACTTTGACCAGTACACCGATGTGGACCACCTCGAACCCGGTGCCGAGATGCCCGTGAGGGTCATCCCAGTACCTAAGACGCAAAAGACCCCGAGAGTTATAGCGATAGAGCCTACTGCTATGCAATACGTGCAGCAGGGTGTTCTAGAGCTATTTCTGGAAACTTTGCGATCGAGAGATCACAAAGGCCGGCGTAGGTTTGACTCCCTACACCGATTCCTCGGTTTCGACGACCAAATCCCTAATCAGGAGATGGCGAAGAAAGGTTCCCTTGACGGGAGCCTTGCCACACTCGACCTGAGTGAGGCATCCGATAGGGTCTCTAATCAGCTCGTACGTGACCTGGTGTCAAATTTCCGCTATTTGCATGCGGCAATTGACGCTTCCAGGTCACGGAAGGCTGATGTACCTGGCCAAGGTATAGTTCGCCTAGCCAAGTTCGCGTCTATGGGTTCAGCCCTAACCTTTCCCGTCGAGGCGATGGTATTCCTTACCATCATCTTTATCGGGATCGAGAAGGAGCTCAACGTGCCCCTTGACCCAAAAACCATAACAAGGTTTGTGGGGCAGGTGCGTGTCTACGGAGATGACATAATTATCCCCGTAGAATATGTGCAGTCCGTTGTCCGTGAACTTGAAACTTTTGGGTTTCGAGTTAACACGGGCAAGTCTTTCTGGACCGGAGGGTTCAGAGAGTCTTGCGGAAGGGACTATTACTCTGGCGAGGACGTTAGTGTTGTCCGCGTCAGGCAATTGTTCCCGACACAACGGCAGCATGCCACAGAGGTCATTTCTATTGTGAGCCTTCGTAATCAGCTGTACTATGCTGGCTACTGGGCCACTGTGAAATGGCTTGATGAGTACATAACGAAAGTGATTCGTCATTTTCCGCATGTACTGCCATCATCCCCTGTGTTAGGTCGTCATTCCTTCCTCGGCTACCAAGCCGAGCGGAGTGACGAGTTTCTGCATAGTCCCCTTGTCAGGGGCTATGTCATATCCGCCGTTCCCCCATCCGACGAATTGGATGGACACGGTGCCTTGCTTAAGTTCTTTCTTAAGCGCGGTGAAGAACCGTCAGCTGACGAGAGACACTTGAGGCGTGCTGGACGCCCGCATGTCGTCAAGATCAAACTGCGGTGGGCTTCTGCCGTGTAAACGGTGGGAGGTGGGTTAACTAACCCATTGAGGAGATACTACAT